GTAGAATGGTCGGTGTAGTATATAGATGATCCTAAAGATCGTATCTATTACTGTTGACAGATCTTCTTCTTTTTTCGCACTAGATTTCTCTAATTTTTTGATATCACTAAATAGTTCAGTTGAGAATACATTACGATAATCAATGATAGTATAAAGTGATGAGTGCAAGCGATAATCTTTATCACCAAGTCTGAGAGTTTTTTCCATAATCTACTCCTTAAATAAATGTCGGTAGTGCTGGTGCTGTTGTTAAAAATGTACTGTAATTAGAATCTCCAACTCCTGCAATAACTCTTAAAATAAGATTGTTTCCAGCCTCAATTGGTCTTGCAGTAATACTTAATTCAATTGAATTCGCTTCAATAGAATCACCTTTTGATTTGCTTGAATCTCCTGATGGTGTTGCAGTACATAAGTAATACCAAATACGTCTTGCTTTGATATCGCCTTGAATTTCGTAGCCTAAAGCAAAAGTTTTTGTTTCAGCATTTAGAATCTCTACTAGGTTCCCATTTGTGTCTTCTAAGAAACCAAAGATATCCTTTTTGAATGCTTCATCAATTTCTGTAAACTTAAGCGTCACATTCGAACCTGCATTGGAAACCAAAGTGGCGATGACTTTATCGTCTGCATATACTTGTGATGTTCCTCCGATAGCTTCTGTTGTGATCTCCTGAGCACCTTCTAATCTTTTAGGTGTTGCAAAGGTCCAACTACCATCTGCAGCTTGTGTTGCGAGTGCATAATGCACATTAGTTAAACCGAATGTTACTTTATTACTCATTTAAAATACCTCCTGTTTGATTTCGTATACTCTGTTGACTGAACCATCTTCATTGATGAATTCAGATAATAATTCATATTCATATCCCATAAAATAAAGGGACGATTCTAATCTTTCTTCTAATGATACATCCTTCTTTTCAGTAATCAAACTTACTTGAAATGTTGCAATTTTAACTATGGACTTATCATCAGCATAAACGATTGTTCTATTAGTGAGTTCTTGGTAAATGATATAGTTTGGATCATCTTCTAACCCTACTCTTGTTCCATACGAAACTTTACCTGGTAATACAGAGTTAAGGGTTTCAAATAAAGCTTCTAACTTTTCTTGCATCAATCATCACCTTTTTCAATAATTCTTTTGATGTCTTCTAGCATCTTAGGCGTAAGTAAATCATAGGCAGGTCGCATGAACGGTCGTGGTCCGACATATTTACCACTTCGGTGTGTGAAACCAAACTCAAGCAAGTGTGTGAGCTTCCCTTTTTCATTAGAGAATATAACAATTGATTTATTGATTCCACTACCTTGAGGTTCAGCAATGAACGAATCAGCAAATGGTTTTGAACCACCACTTCTAGGTGCATTTGATCTGATATACTTCACGATCTCCTGAGCTGTTTCATCGAGTCTTTCTTCAAGTTTGATAATAATATCTTGAGCATAGTCATCCACCATGTTAGAAATTTCTACTCCTAACTCATCAAGCGTAATCAATGATATCACTCTTTCTGAGTTTTGTTTTGCTTAGATAGAGCTCAATGAACTGTCCTATTTGATAGGTTCGTTCAATCTTGTAAATGTCATCATCAATTTCTGCATACTTGCTGTTATCATATAAAAAACTTTGAATTTTAAGTGCTAGATCAATCTTTATGTCTGATCTTTTACTTTCATAGTATTCGTTAGATGTGATGCTAAAGTTAATGCCTATAACTTCCTTCGAGTGTTGAAGTTGGTAAATTGAGGATCCAATAGAATTTTGCACCAAAACAAGAGTTAGTAAGTTCAATTTGACATTTGGTGAATTAGGAAACATTCTCTTCTACTCCTTTTGTCAGTGCAATTTGACCGACTAACATATCAAAAGTCTTAGGTAGTTCTTTTGCACTACCATCATTCTTAAATCCAAAGAAAGTCTTAACATAAATAATGATTAATGTACTCACCATTGGATTTGATTCGTCATTGATGTAAGAAGGATCGATCCCACAGCTCATTAAGTATGATTTGCAACTACTAATATGAGTAGAGAGCTCGTCATCAGCATACGTTTCTGATAGTGGTATGAGTAGTGCTTTTTTTACAATGTCTAGTATCGCCATGAGATCAATCCTTTCTTATTCAATCAATAAGCTTTAGCTATTAGGCTGCAGCTTTCTTTTTAATGCGAAGGAATCCGTTATACCCAACTACGTTACCACCTGTAAATACTGATGCCTTGTAGCTGATGATTCCATCTTTAAATTTGTAATCAGTAGACTTACCAATTTCAACTGGTGAGAACACTGGCACTTCATAGTTCTTAAGCGCCCCATAAGCAATACCATATTCACCAGCAACTGTATTACTATCTGAAATAGCTTTACAATGCGAATTAATGATATATGGAATACCATCAATGGTTTTATTGACATAATCGATTGTATGTACTTTTCGACCTTCTTGAGTCTTAAGTCCTGCAAATGCACGTAAGTCATTCTTATTCAAAATAAGAACTGCACCACCTTCGATTTCTTCATCCCCACCATAGGCAAAGACAATATCATCAAGTGTTTGATCAGTGATTGCTTCAATTTCAAGTGCTGCTTTATCTGCAAGTGCCACTGCTGCATCACTGAAGATTCCAGTGAATGTGTTGGTTGTTCCAGCCCCACGTAAGATTTGTTCGCTGATCTTCTTCTTAAGTGAAATGTTGATATTTCTCAATACTTCAGCTTGATAAGGAATAGCAGGAAGTTTTTCTAGTTCTTCTGTGATTTCTGTGTAAGCAGTAATCTTAACTTTTGAAATCGTTAAATATCCAAAAGCTGGTTCAGTTTCACTATAAGGTTGACCTTCAAGCGTAGTGCCTGCTGTTCCATTACTTTTAACAAATGACTTCTTATAGGTTTCACCACCATTTAAGTTAATCACATTAACGCGGTCCACAAGTGTTGATACTTGAGCAAATGGAACTGGTGCCAATCCAGAAGCTGTATGTTCAGGTAATAAGATCTCTTCACTTGATACTTGAATCACTCGATTCTCACGTAAGCTTGCTGCGCGTTTTTCTAGTTTTTCTTTATCCATTTGATTACGATTATCAATGATGATTGGTTTGATTTCTGCTTTCGTAGCAATTGCCATTTTCTTATCAATCATTGTACGTTCTTCTTGAAGTTCACTGGTTTCATTTTCTAGCGTTTCAAGTTTAGCAATGTCTGTTTCATTATCGACAAGACCTCTGATTTCAGTCAATCTTGATTCGATTTCTTTTCGTCTTAATTCTAAGTTCATGATTTATTTCTCCTTTTAGATTTGTGATTTTATTTTGATACGTTTTTTAATAATTCTTGATTTTTGTTCCTGCTCTGCTAACTCCATAGCCTTTAGTTCTAACTCCATAGATTCTAAAGAACGAGCGTATATACTCGTTGCATCATATGCTGGTGTATCCACAACCGACACATCATACAAACGTTCTATCTTAGTAATGGTTCTTTTTGGAATTTTACCTTCACGATTCCATACTTGTTCATCAACCGTAAAAGCAAAACTCATCTTATCCAACAATCCACTTCTTACCATCTTGTAGATGTCTTGATTCGTATTGGTGTCTAGTAATTCAGCACGTACTTTTAAACCAATATTGTCTACAGTTAGCGATAAGGACTGGTTCTTGGTTCTGGCAATAATTAAAAAGGAGTCCATATGATTATATTTCATAGGAACATCCTTCATTTTTGTATCACTTAAAGCTCTTGAATCGATTTCTTCAATGAAGCCGTATTCTTCATCACCAATGAGTGTTTCATTATGAAAGACTAGTGCGTAGCCTTCCAAGATCATTTTGTCTTCTTCTTCATGTAGTGTGACATCTGCAAGTCTAGTTTCCTTGATCATCTTTTCTAACCTCTACTTTCTTAGGTTTTGTAATTGCTTGTTTTTGATATTCATATTCAAGCTCGGAATCCTTATAAAATAATGACTCTAGCTTTTCCTTTTTACAATATTCATCAATAATAATTGTCTTTTGTTTTTGTGTTTCCAAGATGACTTTAAGTGCATCTTCTGAAATCTTTCCATTAACTGTTATTTTCATCTTTAGGTTCCTCCGTTCCTACTTGATATTGATTTGCTTTATCAGCATCAACAAAGTTTAGTGATTGAAGACGTTTGTTCCCACCTTCTATAGGTTCTAGTCCGAGTAGTGCTCTTGATTCATTGAGTGACATAATTCCTAGACTCATCAATTTTTCAATGGCTGTAACTTTGGTGTTCCATGAAGCATACTGCAACCTTTCGCTATAAAAAATAATTTCTTCTCCACGTTCTAATTGATTATTGGTAAGTAAGCCTATAGAAAAAGCCTCGCTAAGTTGAATAGCTAAAGGCTCAATGGTTGACTCGTAAAATGAGTTAAATTCCTCTTCTGAATACTTGCTTGTGAATATTGGGACAGAGACACCAAAATAATCGAGTATTTTTGATTGCAAGAATTCTAGTGTATCTTTATCAATCAATTTAGGATCTACATCTAATGGAATGTATTCACTCTTTAAATCAATAGGAATTATGGAGCTTCCTTTTGTGTTGACTGAATCAGAAAGTGCGCTATCAAAAAGTTCTCTTTGTTTTTTCTTATCTGTTTCTGATAGCATACCATTCATCTTAACAATACCTTTAATCTGCATCGAGGATTTGATCGCATTATCAATCCCTTGCAACAAACTATCATTGATTGAGATTGTTTTAAGAATCGCCTCATGATCTCCACTTGATCCATTACCACCAAAGATATCGTTTTGTCCAAAATGACGTCTTAAATGAATGATATTCTCATAAGGCAGGATATAGGACTCACCATTATCAAATAGCAACTTGATGAAATAGGTGTCAGCATTATCAACAATCATTTCAACTGTAATCGGTCTAAGTGGATAGATCCCTTTGAGCTCACCCGAATCTTTATCAAACTTTGGATAAATAAACGCATTATCATTCAATAATAACAATGTAATCGTTTTGTAGATAAAATCATAAGGTGTCATTATCTCGTTTGGTTTATACTTCAATAAAAAAGACAGCCTACCTTTTTTCTCGGTCACTGTCTTATCGTTTTCGGTTTTGATAAATCTTGGTTTAAGCTTAGCACATTGGCTAGCAACCCTATCAATGCATATCTTAACCACATCACTTTTTGAAATATTTGTTCCAAACGGTGTATAAAATGTATTTAAATTACTAATTAACTGGAGTGCATCAAATGATCCAGTTTTACTTTTTCTTTTAATGAGACCCATGTGCACCTCCTAGATCATATTTTCGTAATCTGTTTTATATCTATTTAAAACTACATAAGCGATGATTAGCGCAACCGTTCCATCAATTCGTTTGTACTTAGAGTTAAGTTTTGATGGTTGTATGTTTCCATTTAAATCAACCTTTGCTTGTGTATTTGATAGACACCATTTCATGATTGGATTGTTATTATAGTTTACTAAACTGTTTTTTAAATCCGCTTCTAGAATTTTCATGGGTTCAGACAGCGAATAGATGCCTTGTCTGACTTTGTCCATATTAAATCCTAAGTCTTCCATTTCTTTTATCCAATACTGTGAATTCCACGGGTCATATCCAACCCATAAAGGTCTGATGCCATACGTTTGTATCATTTTCATGAACCATTGAGTCACCAAACTAAAATCATTTTGATTGCCTACAGTTAAAGTTACAAAACCCTTTTTAATCCAGATATCATATGGCACGTTATCTTCTTTGATTCTTTTCTCTACAACTTCGCTTGGCATAAAAAAATGTGGAATCACATACTTCTTGTTGCTATCTCGTTTTTGAATGACAAGTACTGTAGCTGTTAAATCAGTGGTCGATGATAAGTCTACGCCACCAACCGCATATGAATCTCTTAGCTCATCAATTGAGTAAGTATCTTCATTGTTTAGGTCATCAAAGGATAACCACGATCCAGAATCTGCTTGTTTGATATTAAAATCTTTACAAAGCATAGTCACTCTAGTTGATAAATCATGCTTCGATTTGTTCATAACATCTTCTAAGTATAAAGGCGTTTTAACCACACCAATACTGGGATTTGACTTTTGCCAAGTTGATTGATCTTCATATATTTCTTTGGTTGAATCTTGAGTGTATAACCAGGGCAATACCCTATGATCTGATATTTCACCTTTTAGCATCTTTCTTGCATAATCTAACTTGCTATCTAAAAAACCACCAATAGTTGTTCCTTCGGTGGTTATGATAAATATGAGTGGTTCTTTTTTAGTTGATTGTGATTGCTTGATTGCATCATAGACCTTAGAATCGGTCATTTCATGAACTTCATCAATACACCCAACCTCGATATTGTAGCCATCCTTATTTCTTGATTGTGCTGATAGTTTCTTTATCTTGTTCTTTGTTTTTGGAGAGTAGATGTGAAAGATGTTCTTCTTGCTTCTGGTTTCTTTAGATAATGCTGGAGATTGTTCCCTCATATTATTAATCTCTTCAAAAAGAATGTTAGCTTGTTCTGTTGTATTAGAAGCACATACTATGTCCACTCCACCACTTGAAAGAAAAAACTCAGCTAAATCAATCCCTGCAACAAATGTTGTCTTACCATTCTTGCGAGCAATCAGTAATATGACTTCATTAAATCGTCTTAATCCTGTATCAGCCATTTTGAATCCATAAGCAGTTTGAATGAGTGCTTTTTCCCAAAGTTCTAAGATGAATGGTAATCCATTAAATGGTGACTTTGTATGTTTACAAAATGTCTCAATGAAATCAATTCTCAAGTTACCTGGTTTTTCATCAAAGATGTACGCAGGGTTATCCAGATCTTGGATAAGTTGATCTAACTCCGTTTTCAGTTCTTGCCCGACGATGATATTCCCATCTTCAATTTCATTATAGTATTCAATTAAGTAGTTCATTCATTTGCTCTCTTAAGAAACTCATCAAATGCATCGTCTCCATCATCAACTTGTGTTCCAAGAATAGTATTTAGTGTTTTAATGACTGCCCCGTATGAATTCACAAGTTTCGTGTAATATTTAGCTGCTTCGGTTTGACGTTGTGTACCCTTGCTGGATATTTGAATAGCTCCATGCTTTCTGATTTGCTCTTGTAACTTATCAAGTTCCACCTTCATAAATGCAGCTTGATAAATTAAATTATCTACTAATTCTGTCTTTGATTCATCAACCAAAGAAAAAAGCGACTTTAATCGCTTGTATTCATGTTCTATTTTCATAACTTGTTAATATCCTCTAAATATACTTTAGAAAAACTATCAAAATATGGATCGTCTTGAATTTTATTTTTCTCGAAAATATGCAAGCTTAATTTATTTAATATAGGTATTAATTCCGAATTCAAGTCTGCTATTTTCTTTATTTCTTGTGATGCTATATCTCGAGCATGTGTTATTTCTTCTCTTAATCCTTTCAATTTCAACCATTCAGGTTCTGTTAATCCATCTCTAAGACTAGCTTCATATAATTTTCTAGCTTGAAATATGGCATTGTGACAAAGCGTCATATGCAGATCACTATAAGCAATGTGCTTATTTTTAAACTCCTCATCAGATATATTTAGTTCTTTAAATCTGTTCAAAATTTTATCTGTTAAAAACTTTAGAAGCATCAAACTTCTTATAAAATTTTCTTCTAGGACATGCATATTCTCACCTACTTCAAAACTAAATTCTGGATTTTCAAAAATAAGAGCCCGCATTTTTTAATTGCCCCCTCGTGCGGTACCCCTCGAAAATTATAATTACGAGTAGGGCGGGGGTTATTTTTCTAAAAGTAAATCTAAATATTCTCTTAATTTATCTTTTGGTTCATAACAGACTTTATAATTGTCTTCGCAAACCATGAATTGATTACAAAAGATACTTGCATGTACTTGTTCAATATTATCTTCATAGTATCCTTCTGTGCTTAGAATATGATCAGTCGTTTCAACGGCTTTATTTAGCCTGGACACAAGGGTTCTATTTTTAGTTTTATTAAAAGTCATTTCATCTGGTTGTCTTTCGATATACTCTCTAACTTCATCAGATGTAAATCCAACACCAATCATGCTATTCATCATAGATACACTGATTATCTGGTAGAGTTCTTTTAAATGACTTTTTTTAACTCCATAAAAAATCAATGTGAACCTAGAAAGATCGTGCATCAGGACTAATAAATTTTTCCGATTTCGTTTAACTAAATGAGCGTGCCACGCGTACATATTATCATCTGTGTTAAGCTCAGTAAGATTGGGTTTTATATAATCAATCATCGCTTTTGTACATTGAATGTGCATTTCATCACCTCGCTTGAATTTAATTATATCAAATTTGATAAATCAATACGAGGTTAATTAGGAATTAAGTTTCCTTCTTCATCAAATCTAACTTTATTACTAAACCGCTTATGCTCTTTGTTGTGACAATCCCTACATAGCAACTCCAAGTTATCTTGATTAACACTGATTGATGCATCTTTAACATTATGAACAGTTAACCTTTTTTTATGATGAACTTCGATTCCTATGCTTCCACATCTTTCACAAAGGCCATTTACGTTTACAATCTTTAGTTCACGAGCTGCAAGCCATGCATTGGACTTGTAAAAGTTATGTAGTACCTTTGGTTTTTTCATATGCAACCTTTAGCTCTTTGGCTTTTGAATCTACTCGTTCCCATTGAACGTTTAAATCTTCACGACCCATGTGTCCATACGTTGCTAAGTCTTTAAACTTTACATGCTCAAACCCTAACTCTTTACGAATGTTTGAAGGTGTAAAATCGAAGTGTTCTTTAATCAACAAAAGCAATTCTTCATCTGATAACTTACCTGTTCCAAAGGTATCAACCGACACAGCAACTGGATTTGCTACTCCTATGGAATAGGACACACAGACTTCGCACCTGTCGGCTAAATTTGCCTTCACAAGGGCTTTTGCTGCGTATCTGGCATAGTAAGCCGCACTGCGATCAACCTTGCTTACGTCCTTCCCTGAGAATGCGCCTCCGCCATGTTTAGCGTATCCACCATAAGTATCTACAATTATCTTTCTGCCAGTCAATCCTGAGTCCCCATATGGACCACCTATGACGAATGCACCAGTAGGATTGATTAAGATATTGATTCCTTTGAGGTTACTACCAATCAATGGTTTGAGAACTTCTTCAATGATGATTTCCTTTGCCAACAACGGATTGGCGTGCTGTCTTGTTTGAGCAGATACAATAATCGTGTCTAAAGCAAATGGCTTATCACCAAGATACTTTACCGATACCTGACATTTACCATCAGGACCAAAGATGTGATTGTACTTAGCCTTTCTAAGTGTATCTACTTCTTTAGCTATTTTATGTGCTAACACTATAGGCAGTGGCATCAACTCTGGTGTTTCATTGCATGCGAACCCATACATCATACCTTGATCACCTGCGCCTTGCTCATGATCTAACGTTTCATTCACGCCTATAGCAATATCAGGTGATTGTTTTGATATCTTTTCAAGCACACTAAACTCTTCATTGTATCCGATACCCTTTAGTACTTGTTTAGCAAGTGCTGAGTAATCTACTGATGCAGTCGTTGTAACTTCACCAAAGATTACTACCAAGTCATCCTTGATAGCCGTTTCGACTGCGACTCTTGCTGCTTGGTCTTGTTCCAAAATGGAATCTAAAACGGCATCACTGATTTGGTCACATATTTTATCTGGATGTCCGCTAAAGACTGATTCACTCGTTATTATTTTCATAGTCGTCCTCGCATTCATAAGTTAAAAAGGAAGCTTACTCGCCTCCTTCGTTTTAAGTTTTATCTTTTATTAATGGTATGAAAGCCGCATACCTAGCATAATGATAGCCTTCGCTTTCTACTAGAATTCCAAAATCGTGTTTGTCTGATGTCACTAAGATACAATGGAACACTCCGTTTTCATCACAATGCATCAAACCGAGATTGTCTTTGATGAAATCGTAATCGTTTAGTGGATCCCTGATGAAGCATTCAAACAAATCTTTATCAATAGTAATCGTCTTCTCAATGATGAATTCATCTTGTGGGATGAGTTCGTTTGGTGTCGCTTTTCTTATAAAGTTAGTTTTCATGAGTGATTTCATCATCAACTTTCCAAGCAGTATAGACGCTTCTGTAACTACAGTCCCAAGTATCTAAGATGATACCGTCTTTACAAACTGTAACGTGACCTGCCATTTTCAAAACGAATGTTCCTATTGGATGAAGCTCTGTGAAATCATGGCCTTTTAATCTTGGCTCACCTTTAATGGCTTTAAATATAAGTCTAGGTCTGCCTTCAAAGTATTTGTATAAGAACTCGGTATCTTTATAACTTGTGAAATTCCATTCACGCTTCTTTTGGTTGAGTTCTCGTCTGCATTCCATGTAATCCTTATTGAGTGCTGTACTAATCGCTCTTACCACACAATCGGTTGTTTTGATTCCTTTAGGATGCGCATTGTGTTCTTTAAACATAATTACTTCCACCCTTCATTGAACCATTTGACAAGATCTCTCGATGAGTTGCTTTGAAACACCGGCTTTTCAAAACCATCGAGTCTTTCATAAACTGTGTATTTCGATTCATGTCTGAAACAGTCGATTTGAACTACGAAGAGGTTGTTATTGGTTTCTATGTCTGCAATTCTAAAATCATCATAGAGCGGACCGCTAAGTGGACAATTGTTTTTAAACCACACATAGCTTGTTTCAAGGTCTACTTTACCGCCTGGTTTGATTTGCTTGATGATGTTGCCCATGCGTTTTGTCTTATTCGCTAGGCTTGTATCTCTACAAAACCAGTCGAACCATCCAGCTTTAATCTGGGTTGTTCTGTCACGACTATCAAACTCACCTGCATTAAAACTTTGAATCCATTCTGATAAATTGATTTGTTTTTCCATCTTTGTGACCTACTTTCTACCTTTTGGTATGTATATATATCACTCTAAAGGCACTTAATAGCAAGTCAATTCGACATTAAAATCTCACTATAGTGTTAAATTTTGAAAGTCCTCGATGGTTCCAACCGATATTCTTTCACCGTTTCGGATCAGATAGCAATCTTCACTTGATCCTTTGTATTTGATATAGCGTTTTACAATGACATCGATAAACTTTTCATCTAGCTCCATTAAGAACGACTTGCGATCAAGTTGATCAGCAGCAATCATTGTTGAGCCTGAACCACCAAACAAATCAAGTACCGTTTCATGACGTCTTGATGAATTCGCAATTGCTCTTCCACAAAGTTCTAAAGGTTTCATCGTTGGATGCTCTTCATTTTTTTTTGGTTTGTTATATTCCCAGATGGTATCTTGTGTGCGGTCATCAATAAAGTAGTGAGCTGCACCTTCTTTCCAACCATAAAGGATTGGTTCGTGTCTCCAGTGATAATCTTGTCTACCAAGTACAAGTGCATTTTTTACCCAGACAAGACACTCGGCTAATTTAAAGCCAGCATTCTTGAAGGCGTTTCTAAAGTTGAGCCCTTCTGTATCCGCATGACACACGTAGATGGCTCCGCCTGGTTTTGTATGCTCAAACATATTCTGGAAAGCACTGTATAAAAAAAGATAGAAAGTATTATCTTCCATCTTATCGTTTTTGATTTTTCCTGCGGTTCCTTCATAGTCAACATTGTAAGGTGGATCGGTAAACAACATATCTACTGTGTTACCATCAAGTAATGTTTTAACTTGTTTTGCATCTGTTGAATCACCACACATGATGCGATGAGGACCAAGCTCATAGATGTCTCCAGGTTTTGAATAAGGATTCTCAGGGATTTCATCATCGATATCAAAGTCATCATCGGCTGCATTATCAGGAAGCAACTTCTCCATCTCTTCAAATCCAAACTGAAGCATATCCATATCAACTTCAGACAGTTCTTGTTCTAGTTTCGATAAGTCCCAAGTTGCTAGTTCTGCTGTCTTGTTATCTGCTAAGCGAAATGCTTTGATTTGTGCCTCACTTAAATCATCTGCGACAATACATGGCACTTCACTTAAACCAAGCGACACAGAGGCTTTTAAGCGTGTATGTCCGGCTATGATGATGTTGTCACTTGATATGACGATCGGAACTTTAAAACCAAACTCCTTAATTGAGTTGGCTACTGCTTTTATAGCTTCTTCATTGTTTCTTGGATTGTTTTCGTACTCTTGGAGTTCCGATACTTGTTTCATCACGATATTCATTCATCCAAACCTCCTCGCCATTTTCTATGCGTCTAGTCATTAGTTCTATTTCTGCTTTCTTTTCGTTATACTCAATACCAAACTTCGTAATGAGTAGATACTTAATTGCTGATATGTCCGGTAAAGACTGCTTCTTAAACTTTGTGATACGTTTCTTAGTCCCAGTTTTGGTCTCTTCGATCACCGTTTGTGTCTCTTCATATTCAAAGCCAATCGCTCGTTGATAGATTGCATCTAAGAGTTTATGTTTTAAATCCTCATCACCATACTGAAAAGCTGCGTTAAACTTAGGATGTGCTTTTTTTAGTTTGATGACAGTCTTCTCTGTAATACCTAAATACTCAGCAATCTGCTTTTGAGTTGCTCGCTTAGATACCATTTCAGATATAGCCTTTAATTTAACTTCTAAGTGTCCTGATTCTTCCCAACGTTCATATAGGTCAAGCATTTTTCCTTTCATTCAATCACTCCAACTGTATGCAAAAAATTGTAATCATTCACCAGTTGGAATACTACAAGTATCTCTGCAAAAACAAAAAAGAACTCATCGCTGAATTCTCTTCGTTTCTAGGCTGGGTTTTAGCCAGTATTCCATAAGCTTATACCTTTGCTCATTTTAATGTTACCACACCCTTGACAGTTTCACAATGTGTCAAGCCTGTTCAACCTTGTTCAACCTTGCCTTTCGTACAAATCTCTAAATCTTCTAGTGTTTTATCATGCACTCGTCTGATTTTAGAGGGTGAATAGTATAGCTTTTTTGAGATCTCGCTCCAGCTTAACCAATCGATATAGCGATGTATCATAATCATTTTATGTTGTTCATCTTCGATGGTGTCAATAACTGAAATAATCTCGCCTTTAATGATTGGTAGAGCTTTTTTAAGTACTTTAATCTCAGCCTCATCATTGAGTGCTCTATGGATCCACTTTTCAAACGGTGCTTCTAGACTTTTCGTTCCATCCACACGAATAGCATCAAAGCTAATGCCTGGTATTGAGTCTGCAAGACGAATGTATTCAGCAACTATTTGTTCGAGTTTTTCAATCTTGACTTTCGTTTCATGATAACGACTTAGGTATTCTTTTACATTCATCCTGCTTCCTCCTTAAATTTATCGAGTATATCTATTTCAATAGCAATCCCTGTTGGGTCATCTGACCATAACTTTTCAACATGCTCTACAACCACCTGTGCATCATCTAACCAAAATCCTACTTCTGTCATGCAGTCCTTTAGCATCTTTTGAAGATTATCAGTGTCAGGCCTAGTTACTCTCCATTCAAAATGTTTATATTTTCTACCTTTAGGGAACCTCCATATAACATTAAGCTTTATCGGACCTTCCATTGGTTTTATAGGTCTAAACGGTTTTAAGTGTTTGATGATTGTAGTTCTTGCGGCTTTCAACTTTTCTGGTTTATAAAACACAGGCTTGTTTTTGACGAGCGTTACTTTGTTCTGTTGTGCTGTGATCGTAGGCGGATCTAGTAAGAGAAAAATTTTCATTGCGGTCTCCTTTTTTTAATTTTTCGGGTGAAGAAAGGTAAGTGCTGACGATGATGCATTTGTTTGGGATAGGGCAGGCTTACAAGCCCTATCCTACAAACATGCGTCAGCGTGTTGTGAATGAACAACTATATATAAGCCCTATATTCACGATTTTCTTCACTCTGGAATATAGGAGTTTTTTCCCTTTCTTCACTTCAATCACTATTCGAGTGAATTTCGAGTTTTTTCCTATATTCACTCAGTTTTTTTTGTGTGAAATGACACTGTTTTCTATTGAATAATCATCGTTGAATTCATCCACCCTTTTACGTACCGTTCGAGCACTAACTCCCAAATAATCTGCTAAGTTCGATAATGTGCATGTTCCATCTTTGCTGACGTTGATTTCAAATGCTGCATCAAACTCATCTTTTCTGGAATCTGGTGTTTGATTTCGTTTACTGCTTTTCGTTAAGTTACCTTTTGGATCTCCATTTGCGTATACTTTTTGAAGGGTTCCTGAGTTATCTACTTTGTGTATCGGATACTCAAACCAAAAGTTTACTGGTTTAAAATTAGGAAATTCACGTAAACTGCTTTCTAATCGCCACGCTGTTGCACTTGGATTATCTGCGTTTTGAAGCATAAAATCTTCATCTGTATCTAATTGAATCATGTCAAGTTGAGCATCCGGATCTCGTGCAAAGACTCCAGAACCCGATGCTCTATCCATTGCTTTTTTATATCCTTGTGCACCTTTTGAATGGTGATGACAATAAATCGCTGTAACCCCAGTCTGTTTACATATCTTGTCAAATTGATTACTAAACTTACCCATTTCTGAAGCATTATTTTCATCACCTGTAATAACCTTGTATATAGGATCAATAATAACTGCATCGAATCCTTGATTTTTAATTTTCCTAACAATAATTGGAACAAGTTTATCAAGTGGCATTGCTTCACCTCTTAGGTTCCAAATCGCAATGTCATGCCTATTTTTGGGTACTATTTTCATCGCCTTATAAATTTGAATAAAACGATTAATAAAGCTTGGTCTGTCAATTTCAAGATTTATATAGAGAACCTTTGATTTCTTGCATTGAAAACCGAGCCATTTCATGCCTTCTGATAGTGCAATCGCTAGCTGCATAAGCAAAAAACTCTTTCCCGCTTTAGATGATCCCGAGATAAGCATTTTATGTCCTAATCGAACAACGCCCTCTATGAGTTCTTTAGGTAACTCAGGTGAATCCGCAATGGCTTCATCGAGATATTCATAACTTGGCAACTCATCATGCACACCTTCTGTAAAATCAAGCCATTCGTTCCAGTTTCTTCTACCTATATTGGTATCAACTAATGTTTGGATGACACCGTTTCTTGTTACTCCAGGTAATCTTGAGAGTCTTGAAGGGTTTCGATTTGCTGTATCTACTCTGAAATCATGCTTAGCTAAAAAGCCATACAAATACTCTACCCTTTTTCGATATTCTTGATAATTTGGTGCATCTACCTTTACGATTGCATGTAAGCTCTTTGAACCACTATGAACTAAGCATGCAATCGGTAACTCAAGTCTTCTATACAAAGCATCTTGATCTGGTATTGGCATGTCATCTGATTCAATTAATGCATAGGTAAATCTAGTAATGTTTTCATTCTTAACACCATGTCCATCAACTGGATTAAAACGTATCCATGCACCGCATTCATCTTTCCAATCGCCAATCACTGCACCAATATCATCTGGATGTTTTTTAAGCTCATCAATTAATTCTTTAGCTGTCCTATCGTAATAGCCCTTTCCAGGCTTCAAATTCCCTTCTTTGTCTTTCCACACATCACTTGTGACATAGGCAACTTTCTCATTATCTTTGAATAATGTTTCTAGATATTTAATGAGTTGTTCTGCAGGGGTTAGCTGTGTTGTTGGATCATAGATTGTTCCATCACCATCGTATTCAATGATGTCGTCCCACTCCATTGCTCCGCCATTTGAACTGTAGGTAGGAACCCATCCAGCATCCTTTGCCATTTTGATTATTGTTCCACCAGCAATCAGATTAGAGGAGCCGCCAAAGCTCCTCCACTTTCTGTCACACTCACCGTCTTTATAGCGCTTGTCATTTTGACTCCAACTATCCCAAATGGAACAATCGTATCCTTCAGCTTTTAGAGCCATACCGACATTAATCCATTCCTGATAAGAAACTTTTGATACATCTATGTGTTTTAAAGCATCAAGTAAACTTTCCATTTGTTGTCCTCCTACGGTTGATAACTTGTTGCATTGATACCTCTTGGAAGGAACCAGTTATTTTCTGCGATTCTTGATACCATTTTGCTTGCAGATTCAAATGGCCACATACCTACATGGTTAAATCCGTAACGTTCTAATAATCTGATTTGCTTCGGTGTTGCAAGTCCTTCAACTTGTCTATTCTTAAGTTTTTCAATAAGCATGCTAGCCATCCCACAGTTTGTGATTGCTTCAGCAAATATGCCATGTTTTTCTAAGTAATCAATCTGCTTCGCTGTAGGTGGTGACATCTCCCACATAAATGTTGGCTCATAATTCGCTAAATCTTCAGCTGCAATCGAAAACGCATATTGAATAGGATCCACAAGTTTTTGCTTTCTTCTTTTCATTGCTGCTAGTTCACGAGCTAATGCATCTTCACGTTCTTGAATTGCATCATTCTCAGCTTCTTTTTCAGCAGCAAGTAAATCAATACCACTTTCTTTATCCATCATCTTTTGATCGATACGCTTAGCAAGTTCTGCATCTTTAGAAATAAGTGCGGATGGTCTACATAAATCATGTCTTTCGGTCATCCAAAGAAAATCAAGCAATAGTAGTTCTTTCTTGTTCGGTGCTAGACGCATGCCACGACCGACCATTTGCTGATAAAGGCTTCTAATTTTTGTAGGTCTTAAAACGATAATGCAATCAACAGCAGGACAATCCCAACCTTCGGTAAGAAGCATTGAATTACACAAAACATCGTATTCACCTGCTTCAAAGTCAGCTAAAATTTCATCTCTATCTGTA